CAGACGACAAACTATTTTAACTGGCAGTCAAGGTCTTAACGATATTGCTGACGAAGATATAAACAAAAAAACTTTATTAGGAGGCTAGATGGGTGGATATTCAAGTGGCAGTTCAGGTGCACCAAGTGGTGGTGGTACTGAAAAACAAGCTAAAAAATTTTCAAAGAAAAATGAACCAACTGTAGTAGATGCTATTGGAGATTTTATCAAAGGTGGTGGAATAATTGGTGGTGCTACAAAAGAAATTACTAAAAGAGTTGAAGGTAAAAATAAAAAATCAAAATCAGGTGATGTTTATGAAGGTGCAGCTTATGGATATAATCAAGCTAAAGAAAAAAAAGATTATAAACCACAATCAACTTTAGCTAACAGAGGCGATAACGATAGACCAACTCAAAAATCTTTAGAGCAGCCGAAAGTGGCTTCTCAAATGGACAACTCTGCTGTTAAATCAGATTTAGTAAATGCTGATGTTACCTCTCCTACTTATGTTGAGATGAACCAGGATGAAGATTTATTAGCTAGAAAAAAAAGAGGTCGAAAGCTTACAATTTTAACTTCAGTTACTGGCGACACATCAAAACCAGAATTATCTAAAAAGGCATTATTAGGATGAGCTTAGTAAAAAATATTAATAGAAGAAAACGATTAGGTATCTCAAGACCAAAATCAAAATCAACAGTTAGTAAAAAAGCCTATGCTGCTATGAAGCGAGGCTGGAAAAAGAAAAAGAAATAATGCAATCACAAGAATTTAGGTCTTTAGCTAAACAGCTCAAAGATAACCTTTCTAGGTTAATGGAGAAACGATCCAATTGGGAAAACCATTGGCAAGAAGTTTCTGATTATATGTTACCTAGAAAAGCAGAGATCACAAAAGAACGAGCAAGAGGCGACAAAAGACATACGCAAATATTTGATGCAACAGCGATCCATGCTCTTGAACTATTGGCGGCTTCTCTGCATGGTATGTTGACCAGTTCAGCGAATAAGTGGTTTTCACTTAGATTTAAAGAAACCGAACTTAATTCAATGGATGAAGCTAAAGAATGGTTAGAAGATGCTACATCAAGAATGTATGATGTAATTGCAAAGTCTAACTTTCAACAAGAAATCTTTGAGTGCTATCATGACCTAATAGCTTTTGGCACAGCATGCTTAATGATCGAAGAAGATCCAGATGATGTTCTACTCTTCTCTGCTAGACATATAAAAGAACTTTATATTCAAGAAAATAAAAAAGGTTATGTCGATACAGTTTATCGAAGATTTAAAATGCCAGCTCAAGCCGTAGCTGATAAATTTGGAATAGAAAATATTTCAAAAGAAATAATTAATAAAGTTCAAAAAACTCCATTTGATGATGTTGAGTTAGTTCATGTTGTTAGACCAAGATATGACTTTGATCCACAGAAATTGGATAAAAAGAATATGCCATTTCAATCTATTTATTTTGAATATGGCTCTGGACACATAATTAAAATTGGTGGCTTTAAAGAAAATCCTTATGTCATTCCAAGATACTTAAAAGCTTCAACAGAAGTTTATGGTAGATCTCCAGGAATGAATGCGTTGAGTGATGTCAAGGTACTCAACCGTATGTGTGAAAACAGTTTGAAAGCTGCTGCTAAACAAATTGATCCACCATTACTTATTCCAGATGATGGTATGTTAGCTCCAATTAGAATGTCTCCAGGATCTATTAATTATTATAGATCTGGATCAAGAGATAGAATTGAGCCATTAAATATTAATGCCAACAATGCCACAACTTTAAATTCTGAAAATCAAAGAAGAGAAGCTATTGTTAAAATGTTTCATGTCGATCAGTTAGTAATATCTGAAAACAGAAACATGACTGCAACTGAAGTAATCCAAAGACAAGAAGAGAAGATGAGAATACTTGGACCAGTTCTAGGTAGATTACAATCTGAACTCCTCTCTCCTCTTATCATTAGAATTTTTAATATCATGTTAAGAAATGGATTGTTCATGCAAGCTCCAGATATTTTAAGATCTCAAGAATTAAATATTGAATATGTATCGCCAATGGCACTTGCTCAACGATCTCAAGAATTACAATCCATCATTAGAGGATTAGAATTATTTGGTTCATTAGCTCAAACAATGCCAGTTATGGATTACATTGATGAAAATGGATTAATTAAACAAGTCATTGAGATATTAGGATTGCCAGCGAAGATGATTAAATCAGATGGTCAAGTTCAACAAATTAGAGAAGAAAGAGCTGCTGAACAACAACAACAAATGGAAATGCAACAACAAATGGCTGAAAGCCAAATGGCTAAGAACGCAGCACCATTAGCAAAAGTAGTTCAAGATGGATCACAATAAACAAGTAGAAAAAAAATTAGCACAGTTAAAAGCAGATTATAAATTTGTTTTTGGATCTGATGAAGGCAAAAGAGTTTTAGAGGACATCTCTATAAGATGTCATGAGAGTTCGACTACTTTCTCAAAAGATAACAGTCATGAAACAGCATTCCTTGAAGGACAGCGATCAATCGCTTTGTTCATTAAAGCAATGCTTAAATCAAAATAACACATAGGTAATATATGGATAATCAGACAACTGCACCAGAGGTGCAATCTGAACAAACTCAAGCTGTTGTTCAGAATAATACTGAAGCAACTGCTGAGGTAAGTAACCAGGAAATTAATTTTAAAGATTTAATTCCTGAAAGTTTTAGAGAAGAAAAATCTCTAAATAATTTTAACAACATGGAGGACTTTGTAAAAAGTTATCTTCATGCTCAAAAACTTGTTGGAGCTGACAAAATTCCAGTTCCAAATAAACATTCAACTGATGAGGATTGGAATGAAGTATTTAAAAGATTGGGTGCACCAGATACACCAGATGGTTATAAATATAATTTCAAAGATCAAGAAATTGATGAAAACTCTATTAAAGAATTTAATCAAACTGCACACAGACTAGGATTACTTCCTAGACAAGCTGAAGCTTTAATTAAATTTTATAATGAGATGAATGTCAACCAAGCACAAAGTTTGGAAGAACAAGCAGCTCAAGCTCAGATGAATACTGAGATGCAATTAAAAAAAGAGTTTGGTCCACAATTTAATAAAAGATTAGATCAAGCTAAAAAACTTGCAATCAATTCATTTGGCGAAGAATTTTTAAACAATACAATTCTTAAAGATGGTTCAAGATTAGGCGATAACTTTCAAGTTATAAAAGCTTTCTCTGACTTAGCAGATAAATTATCTGAAGATCCAATCATTCAAGGAGATGGATCTCAATATATGACTGCTAAAGATATTGAAAAAGAAATTAATGAACTTACTCAAGAAGGATCTCCTTATTGGATTAAAGGTCATCCTAATCATAACAAAGCAGTAGAGGAAGTTTATAAACTAAGAGAGATGCTCAATGGCTAGTGAAAAATTTGAGCCTCATGGCGAAATTACAGAAGTTGAAATTAAACTTGAATGTTTAAGATTAGCAACTGAATTTGGACCAGAGAATGATCGTAAAGATCCTCTGCCAATTGCTCAGAAATATTTTGACTGGGCTACGCAAAATTCTAGGCGACAATCTGAAAAGACCGCTAAGAAGAAAGTCTAATTGGAGACTTAAAATCTAAAGACGAGATCCGCTTTGCGGAAAATCAAATCGATTAACTTTAATCAACCAACATAGGAGGACATTAAAAATGTCAAATCTTATAACTCAAAGTTTTGTGCAACAGTATTCAAACAATGTGCACATGCTTTCACAACAAAAAGGTTCTTTGTTGAGAAATGTTGTTGATGTCGAAAATGTGGTAGGCAAGCATGCTTATTTTGAAAGACTTGGAGCAGTTACAGCTGTGAAAAGAGTTTCAAGACATAGTGATACACCACAGATTGATTCACAACATTCAAGACGGAGAATATCTATGGTGGACTATGAGTGGGCTGACTTAATCGATAATCAAGATAAGATCAGAACTCTTATTGATCCAACATCAAACTATGCAATGGCTGCTGCTTTAGCAATGGGTCGTGCAATGGATGATGAAATAATAGCTGCCGTTTCTGGTACAGCTTACTCTGGAGAGACTGGCTCAACAGCTGTTGCTCTTCCTAGTTCGCAAAAAATACTAGAAGCTGGTACAGATGGTTTAACTATCGCTAAACTAAGAACTACTAAAGAAATCTTAGACTTAGCTGATGTTGATCCAAATTTGCCAAGAACTTTTGTTTGCTCTCCAAGACAGATTACAAATCTGTTAGGAACAACTGAAGTAACAAGCTCAGACTTTAACTCAGTCAAAGCTTTAGCTTCAGGAGAAATCAATACATTCTTGGGCTTTAACTTTATTGTATCTAACAGACTATCAATTGCTTCAAGCAAAAGAGAGTGCTTAGCTTTCACTAACGATGCTATGAAATTGGCTTTAGGTCAAGACATCATGACAAGAATAGATGAAAGAAATGACAAAGGTTATGCAACACAAGTTTATGTTTGCATGTCTATGGGAAGCACAAGACTTGAAGACGAAAAAGTCGTTAGTGTGCAATGTCATGAAGCTTAATAGGAGGTTATTAATATGGCTAGTGTAAAAGGTACTAACTTTACTAACATTACTGCTGATCCAGTTGTAAATGCTGATAGCGGAGAATGGTCTGGTAAATTAAGAGTGCAATACGATGTCTATGAAGCCTCTTCTTTAGCAAGTGGTTCTGACATATCCGTTGCAAGATTACCAAAAGGTGCAAAAGTTTATGATGTAGTAATTCATCATGATGCTTTAGGATCTGGAGTTACTCTTGCAGTTGGCGATAGTGCTGACGCAGACAGATATATTACAGCAACAGCTGCGGCTACTGCTGGCAAAGTTATCATGTCTGAAGATGGTGCTATTGACGGTGTTGCATACGAACAAACAGCTGAAACTGATGTTTTAATTACTACTGGTGGCGGTACTGCTACTGGCACAATTAAATGTCAAGTTATCTATGCTGTTGAGTAATCAATAACATTTTGCTTGGCGGAGCAATCCGCCAGGCATAACTCATGAAATATATAATTATACTTTACATGTGTTCTTTTGCGAACACACAACCAGTTTGTTTAGATGGACAAATGTTAGGATTAGAATTTGAAAATTATAACGATTGTATCTTAGAAGGATATACACAATCACATTCAATATTAAGCAATGTTGATGATAAAGAGGTCAACGAACAAAAATTAGCAATAAGATTTATTTGTAAAGAAATCAAAGTGGAGAAAATATAATGGCATCTGTAGTAGATATTTGTAATTCAGCTTTAAACTTATTAGGAGCTTCAACTATTTCAGCATTAACTGATGATAGTAAGAACGCAAGACTTTGTAATCAAAGATATGAGCCAGTAAGAAATAGAGTTTTTAGATCACATGCTTGGAACTGTTTAACTAAAAGAGTTCAATTAGCTCAAGACACTACAGCTCCAGTTGTCGAATATTCTTATGCTTATACTTTACCATCCGATTGTTTAAGAGTTTTAAAAATTCATACTGGAGTAACTGATAGTATTGAAAGTGATATTCCTTATTCCGTTGAAGGTAGAAAAATAAAAACTAACGAAGGTACAGTTTATTTAGTTTATATCGCAATAGATACTGATCCAAATAATTACGATACTTATCTTCAAGAAAGTATCTCACATCAATTAGCAGCTGATATAGCTTATGCAGTAACTAATAACGCAACTCTGGCTAAGAACTATATGGAAAGAGCTGATGAAAGATTAAGAGAGGCTAGATTTATTGATAGTACAGAAAACTCTTTAGGAACTATTGAAAGTAACGAATTTACTAACGCAAGATTGTAGATGACAACAGCATCTTTTGATCCAAGATTAATAGATAAATACAATGAACCAAAATCATTACTTCATTTTCAATGGGGAGATGACAGTAAAGTTTATCGATATGCTTTAGTAGAAATTATTGAGGAAAGTGAAATTGATCCTAAGACTAAATGTAAAAAAGATGAACAAGGATTAACTCAACAAGAAATTTTTAAAAAGATATGCCAAGAACAACTTTAGCATTAACTTCATTTGTCTCTGGAGAATTTTCTGCCAAGATGGATGGTAGAACTGATTTTGAAAAATATTCTTCTGGAGTTAAAACAATGGAGAACTTTTTAGTTCATCCACAAGGAGCTGCTACAAGAAGAGTTGGTACACAATTTATTGCTGAAGTAAAAGATAGTTCAAAAAAAGTAAGATTAATTCCTTTTGAATTTTCAACTGAACAAACTTACATTTTAGAATTTGGCGATCAGTACATCAGATTTTATAAAGATAAAGGTCAAATATTATCAG